GTTTATAGATAATTGTTTGGCAGCCGCTGGTGCTGATTTGACTTTAAAAACAAATCCTGAAAATGTAACTTATATTTTTGATAATGAACCACGAAATAAAGAAATAGTAAAACGTATGTACAAAGTTATTGAAAACAATTATAATATTTTTATGTGGCCAGAAGATATAAAATCAAAAGATATTAACGATTTAATCATATCAGGTAAGACTATTCCAGAGGTTCAAAGTATTATAAGTACTAACACACACAATAAATTATCAGCATTGACAAAACTTAATTCTTGGAAGAAATGTAACGTATGACGACTGAAAAAATTTTAGTTCAAAAAAGAAACTCCAGAGAAAAAGAACCTCTTAACATTGAGAAGATACACCAAATGGTTGAGTTTGCTTGTGAAGATATAACAGGCGTATCGGCCTCACAAGTAGAAATGAAAAGTGGTTTACAATTTTATGATGGTATAACAACAGATGAAATACAAAAAATTCTTATTAAGTCGGCTTCAGATTTAATTTCATTAGAAACACCTAACTATCAATACGTAGCGGCAAGATTATTACTATTCAGTTTAAGAAAAAGTATTTTTAGAAAACTTTGGGATCATCCTCATCTATACGAACATACAAAAAAAGGTGTAGATTTAAAAGTGTATGATGCCGATATATTAAAATGGTACGACAAATCAGAATTTGACCGTATGAATATGTGGATAGACCACACAAGAGATTATAATTTTACTTATGCTGGCCTTCGCCAAGTCATTGATAAATACTTAGTGCAAGACCGTAGCTCAGGAGAAGTTTATGAAACTCCTCAGTTTATGTATATGCTTATCTCGGCAACAATATTTTCACAGTATGCCAAAGATAAAAGAATGACTTATGTTAAAAAATATTATGACGCAATCTCCAGGTTTAAGATTAATATTCCGACTCCTGTTATGGCTGGCGTCCGTACTCCTGTTCGTCAGTATGCTAGTTGTGTTCTTGTTGATGTTGATGATACTTTACCTAGTATCTTTACTAGCGATATGGCTATTGGCAGGTACGTGGCACAGCGTGCTGGTATAGGTATCAATGCTGGCCGTATAAGAGGTATTAATTCTCGTATAAGAGGTGGAGAAGTTCAACACACAGGTGTTGTACCTTTTCTTAAAAAATTTGAAGCAACAGTTAAGTGTTGTACACAAAACGGTGTAAGAGGTGGTTCTGCCACGGTTCATTTTCCTATATGGCACCAAGAGATAGAAGATATATTAGTTCTTAAAAACAATAAAGGTTCAGAAGATAATAGAGTTCGTAAATTAGATTATTCAATTCAATTATCAAAATTATTTTATCAAAGATTTATTGATGATGAATTTATAACTTTATTTTCACCACACGAAGTGCCTGATTTATATGAAAATTGGGGTACAGATCAATTTGATAAACTATATGAAGAATACGAAAAGAAAACATCAGTTAAGAAAAGAAAAATTAAAGCACAAGACCTTATACAAAGTTTATTAAAAGAACGAGCAGAAACAGGCCGTATCTATATAATGAATATAGACCATTGTAATACACACTCATCATTTAAAGATATAATTACAATGTCAAATCTATGCCAAGAAATTACATTACCTACTAAACCATTACAACATATTGACCAAGATGGTGAGATTGCATTATGTATATTATCTGCTATCAATTTAGGTACACTAAAAGATTTTGATGAATTAGAAACACTATGCGATTTATCAGTAAGGTCTTTAGATGAAATTATAGAACATCAACAGTATCCTGTAAAGGCCGCTGAAATTTCTACAAAGGCAAGAAGAAGTCTAGGTATAGGTTATATTGGATTGGCACACTATCTGGCAAAGAGTAAAGTATTATATAGTGAAAAGGGTGCGTGGAAATTAGTTGATGAATTATCGGAAGCATTTCAATACAATTTATTAAAGGCAAGTAATACTCTTGCAAAAGAAAAAGGTAAGTGTGAGTACTTTAATCGTACAAAATATTCTGATGGTATCTTACCAATTGATACCTATAAAAAAGAGGTAGACGAAATAGTAACAAGAAAACTATCTTATAATTGGGAGAAATTGAGGAAGGATATTGTTGAGCACGGCCTTCGACATAGCACACTCTCGGCTCAAATGCCATCAGAATCATCAAGTGTAGTATCAAATGAAACAAATGGTATAGAACCACCACGTGATTTTATATCAGTAAAGAAATCGAAGAAAGGCCCATTAAAACAAGTGGTGCCGTCTTATAATACACTAAAGAATTTTTATACCTTACTTTGGGATATGAAATCCAATGAAGGATATATAAATGTGGTGGCAGTAATGCAAAAGTATTTTGACCAGGCTATTAGTGGTAACTGGTCTTATAATCCACAAAACTATGATAGTGGCCAAACACCATTATCAGAAATGATAAATGACTTATTGACAACGTATAAGTATGGTTGGAAAACATCTTACTATCAAAACACATATGATGGTAAAAAAGACGAAGATGAACCGGCACATCCAGTAGGTTTTAAAGATAACGTGCCAGAAAAAACAAATCAAATAGATGATGATTGTGAGTCTTGTAAAATATGATATATGAATGTTTTTCTTTTTTAAATGAATTTGATATGTTAGAATTAAAACTACAAGAACATTATCCTTATGTTGACAAATTTATTATTACTGAAAGTAACAAAAATTTTAATCAAGATGATAAAGAATATATATTACTAACACAATGGGATAGATATAAAAAATATCACGCTAAATTAATTTATCAAAAATATGACGCTAATAATATATTGCCAGGCTGGAAAACAGAAAGAGCACAAAGAAGTTATTTAAAAAAAGATATTAAATTTAACAAAGATGATATAATTATATCAAGCGATTGTGATGAGTTTTTATGGCCATCAGATTGGGAATGGATTAAAAAAGAAAACTTTAAGGAATATAAACACGTAATAAGATACTTAGGTGTATCTTATTGGGGATATGCAGATATAAAAATACTTAACTCCGGCAGTTGTGGTGCTTTGACATTAATACCAGGACACCTATATACTAGATTAGATGAAAATAGATGGGATTCTCCAAGAATTAAAAAAAGCAGCGGAGTACATCTTACTTGGTTTGGAGATAAAAAAAATTTTGAAGAAAAATTTAAAGGTATAATTGAAACAAGAGATTGGACAAAAAAAGGATTAACTAATTTAGAATCTTCATGGCAAGACAAATTAAAATTAGATCTTTTTAAACACAAAGTTCCTAATAAAAAAATTGAAAGAATAAATTTAAAAGATAATAAAGATTTTACAGAAACAATGAAAGAATTTATAAAAAATAAAAAGGAGTGGTTGCACAATGAGTAGAAGCGTATTTAATAAATCGAAAGGTTTAGACTTTACTAAAGCACAAATGTTTTTTGGTGAAGATTTGGCCGTACAAAGATATGATACATTTAAGTATCCTATTTTTGATAAACTAACACAACAACAATTAGGTTTCTTTTGGAGACCTGAAGAAGTATCATTACAAAAAGACCGTAACGATTACCAAGAATTAAGACCAGAACAAAAAAATATATTTACATCTAATTTAAAATACCAAACAATGTTAGATAGTGTGCAAGGCCGTGGACCTTGTTTGGCATTTTTACCGTTCTGTTCTTTACCTGAATTAGAAGGTTGTATTGTAACTTGGGATTTTATGGAAACAATACACAGTAGATCATATACTTACATTATAAAAAATCTATATGCAAATCCTGGTGAAATCTTTGATACAATTATTGAAGATAAGAAAATTGAAGAACGTGCAGAATCAGTAACGAGATGTTATGATGATTTAATTGAAATGGGTTACAAATATCAATTGACACCTGATAAAGTTGATATGTATGAATTAAAGAAAAGATTATGGAAGGCTTTAGTAACAGTAAACATATTAGAGGGTCTAAGATTTTATGTATCATTTGCTTGTAGTTTTGCTTTTGGTGAATTAAAGTTATTAGAAGGTTCAGCAAAAATTATTTCTTTTATTGCTCGAGATGAAAGTCAACACCTAGCGGTATCACAAAGAATTATTAATAACTATAAAGATGTAGAGAATGACAAAGTAATGTTAAAAGTAATTAAAGATACAGAAAAAGAAGTTTACAAAATGTATGATGATGCTGTTGCTTCTGAAAAACAATGGGCAACTTATTTGTTTTCACAAGGTTCAATGATAGGGTTATCAGAAAAACTTTTACACCAGTTTGTAGAATACACAGCAAATAGACGTATGAAGGCCATTGGTTTAGATCCTGTTTATGATACTAAAGTAAATCCATTACCTTGGGTAGATCATTGGTTGAACAGTAGATCAATGCAGAATGCTCCACAAGAAACAGAAATTGAAAGTTATATAATTGGTGGTATTCAACAAGATGTTAAAAAAGATCAATTTAAAAAGTTTAAATTATAATGATCACTAAACAAACAAAAACTTGTACTTCCTGTCAAACTAAATATGTAATAGCGTGGAACAATGAGATACACGAAATGACACCTATCACGTGTCCTTTTTGTGCTCACGCAATAGATGAGGATGTAACTGAGGTAGATAATGAAGATTGGAATTAATTATGAAATTAACTATTACTCGACTTAGACGTGGCACTAATTATAAAAAGCCACTTCAAGATATTATGGATTCTTTTTATGAATTATATAAAGAATACATTTTAAAAAATCCACAACACACATATGGCGTATGTAACTTCGGTTGGAGTACGGCTAATCGTAGAAAGTTAGATGACATTATAGATGCTGATGTTATAATTATTCCCAGCGAAAATGAATTTTTAGAACATATCAAAGGTTATAGAGATCCAGTACAAAGAGAACGTTCTGAAGTATTAACTAAACAAATTATTGAATATCTACCAAAAAAACACGTTGTTTTAGTACGTAGCGACCGTGCCGACAATGAAGAATTATATCGTACAAGAACTTTTAAAAATAAACCTATAGGTAAGTTTTCTACTTTTGATGAAATGGATTTACCTGGAGGTTTGCACGGAATGAAATATCATTTTATTAAAGAAAATATATCAACGCAGTTATTTAAAACAAAAAAAGAATACGATTTTATTTATTGGGGTTGCGACAAAAAAAAACTTATTGATGATATAGATTCTGGTGATGAAAGACATTTGGTTTTTAAACAAATTAAAGAAGATAATAAAATTAAATCATATTTTATTGGTAAATATAATTCTTTTAAAGCCGATAGAAAAATAGATACTATGTATAATTTATTAGGCGATTTAACTAAAGCAAAATCTACTTTATGTTTTAATTGGTTAGACCCTAAGGCAACAACAAGCCGTTATCACGAAGCAATTGCATTAGGTATTTTTCCTTTTGTTTGGAAAAATTATGATAGTAATAATACTCTTGTTGCAGATCAATGGCAAAGAGTCGAATCAATTGAAGAATTATATAATAAAATACCTGAAGTAAATAAAAGATTTGATAAAATTGAAAAATATTACATTGAAAAAACAATGAAACCTAAATTATGGTATTATGAAAAATTTGAAAAACGAATGAATGAGATATTAAAAGGCAATCAATAATATGCACACGGTGGGTATTGATTTTAGTTTAAACTCACCGGCCATTTGCGTCAGTGCAGGTAGTTTTAAATTTGAAGATTGTAAATTCTTTTATCTCACAAGTAAAAAGAAACATATTGGTAATATGATGAAGAATATATTAGGCACAGAACACACTGAATATAAAAATCCTATAGAACGATTTGAAAATCTATCAAGTTGGGCATTATCAATCATAAACAAATTAACAGACCCACAAATTTTTATTGAAGGATATTCTTTTGGTAGTAAAGGTCAAGCCGTATTTCAAAT